GAACTTATCATTGATGTGTTGGATGCAGGTTCTAACAGCAACAATGTTGTTCATGGATCTACTGGACTTACACTAGCAAAAGCACTAACTGTTTATGAAGCATTTGGTGAAGGGGATGTCCCAGATGATGGACAACGTTATTTTGTTGTATCACCAGCTGGTTGGGCAGACCTACTGCAGATAGATCAATTCTCACGTATGGAATATGTGGGTGAAGCTGATCTACCTTATGCTGGTGGTCTAACAGCCAAAAGATGGCTTGGATTTATGTGGTTCACACATTCTGGTTTATCAATATCTGGCACAACTCGTGATTGCCATGCATTCCACAGAACTGCTGTTGGTGTTGGTATGGGTTCAGATATCCGATCAGAAATTAACTACATTCCAGAAAAAGTCAGTAACCTTATCACATCATATATGTCTATGGGCGCAGTGATGATTGATAACAATGGTGCTATTGAGTGCCAGATCACAGAATAAGAAAGGAGATATAATATGGCTTATTCAGCAAGTGCTTTATTAAAAGTTGCTGGTGGTGCAAGAGGTATCTTCTATTACAGCAGTACAGATGCAATCAGTACTATTGTAGGATCTGGATACTTTAATGATGCAACTAACGAACTAAAGGAGCATGATATTATTTTAGTCGTTGGTGCAACTGGTGGCACAGAAACAGTAGACTTAGTAGTTGTAACAAGTGCAACTGGTGCGGCTACTGTAACCACAACTAACGGTACATAACCATAACGAGTGGGGAGCAATCCCCACTCAACTAAAAGGATAGAACATGTCGTTAAGTAAATTTGATATATGCAATCAAGCACTGGTATTAGTAGGTGCTAATACAATTACAAGCTTTACACAAAATACAACAGAATCAGTTGTAGCCAATCAACTCTATGAAACAACTTTAGAAGATCTGCTTACAAAATGTAGATGGAGGTTTGCTTCAAAGCAGGCACAACTTAGTAAGAACTCGTCAAATCCAGATGCAAGATATGAATCATCTTATGCTTTACCTACAGATGCAGTAATAATACATACAGTAACAGTTGGTGATAATGTAATTATTTATGATAGATATGGGCAAAATTTATTTACTAACACAACTAGTAGTGATACAGTCATAGCTGACTATACCTTTCAACCAAGTGAGAGTATATTCCCACCCTACTTTACAAAGGTGCTGGTCTTTGAACTAGCATCTTTGTTTGCTGGTGCAATCCCTAGAAATGATGATCTTGCAAATTTATATGCAGCAAGAGCAGTTGCACAAATGCAACAAGCTAAATCAATAGATTCACAAGCACAAACAACTAGAAGAGTTAATGTTGATAGGTTTAGAAATGTTCGTACACGATCAGCATTAAATGATATAACTGCTACAACACCTTCGTAGGATAATGTATGCCTACTCAAAGAGTACATCAAGCTAGTTTCCTAAGAGGTGAGTTAGATCCTAATATGGTATCAAGGACTGATCTTGCAGCATATGGTGCTGGATTAAAAAAAGCACGTAATGTAATACCAATAAACCAAGGCGGAATAGAAAGAAGATGTGGTACAGCATTCCGTGCAAACTTAGGTGGACAAAGCAGACTTGAAAGTTTTATCTTTAGTGCAGGTCAAGAGTATATCTTAGCATTCCAAAATACAGTATTGAAGATATATAGTACAGCTGGCGTTCTATTACAGACAATCTCAAGCTGTGATTGGACAACATCACAACTCTTCGAGCTAGATGTAACACAAACTGGTGATACTATGATTGTTGTGCATTCTGGTTTTCATCCACAAGTCATCACAAGAACTGGTGCAACAACTTTTACTGTTACTGATTTTACTTTCGCAACAAGTCAGAATGGTGAGAAAGTATATCAACCTTACTTCAAATTTGCAGATGATACCATAACACTTGACATTGATAGTACAACTAAAGATGCAACTGGTGTTTCTTGTGTTACTTCTACTGATTACTTTACTTCTAGTTATGTAGGTAAACGTATTAGATACCATGGTGTAGAATTACTAATTACTGGTTTTACTAATGCAACGACTGTTACTGCAACACTAAAGGGTGCTGTAAAAATACCTTTAGATGAAGATCCATTACGTACAGCACAAGGCTCTGGTGTGATTGAAGTAACAATGGTACAGCATGGATTTACTACTGGTGCGTCAATAACTATTGCTGGTGCAGAAGATATATTTAATTCATCTGGCTCTGGTTTAGCACAAGGTAATCTCAATGGTACATTTACAATTACAGTAAAAGATGACAATCATTTTACATATACAGCTGGTTCATCTGATACAGCAACAGAATCATTAGATGGTGGTGGTGTAAATATTACAGTTGAGGGCCACCCTCCTACTACACAATGGGATGAGCAAGTAATCTGTGATGTAAATGGGTATCCACAAACTACTGCATTCCATGAACAAAGATTATATTTTGGTGGGACAACTGGTTTACCAGATGGCATACAAGGAAGTAAGATTGGTAACTTTTTTAACTTTGATGTTGGTGAAGCACAAGATGATGAATCTATACAAATACAAATAGCATCAGATCAGATCAATGAAATAAGACATTTAGTATCTGGTAAGAACTTACAAATACTAACTAGCACTGGTGAGTTTTACCTTCGACCACCAGTATCCCAACCAGTAACACCTACTGATATACGTATAGTAAATCAATCTATGTTTGGATCACAATTAAAAGCAAAACCTAGACAGTTTGATAATGCTACTGTCTTTGTGCAGAATAATGGTAGAACAGTACGTGAATATTTATATAGCGAATCAGCAGAAGAATATAGCTCTAATAGTATATCATTACTATCAAGTCATTTGATAAGTAATCCTACGGATACAGCTAAGCTAACATCAGTCCCTGGGCGAACAGAACAATTTTATTATCTTGTAAATGATGATGGTACTATCGCTGCTTTTTTATCTCAAAGAGCTGAAAAAGTAGCTGGTTGGATGCAGTGGAATACAGATGGTAATTATGAATCTGTAACAGCAACAACAACTGATGTATATGTAGCAGTAGCAAGGACAATCAATAGTGCAACTGTATATGCACTAGAACAATACAGCGATGATGCATTTGATCTGCCAACTGATTATACTACATCTAAAACAATATCTGGTAGTTACCAACCACATGGCAGTCCATTAACTAATGGTTCACATTCATCTACAACTACATTTATAGCAGATGGTTTTACTAATGCTCCTAGTATTGGTGAGACTTTTCAGTTTGGTGGTAGTGGTACTACCTATACTATAAATTCTGTAACAGCAACTGGTAGCTCTGGTGAGTATACTATTGTTGTAGATACAGCCTCTTCCCAGTCAGATGGTGTTGCTCTACAGTTTGTTACTAGCAAAGTATTTAGTGGTCTTACAGATTATATTGGCAAGACTGTACACGCAACTGCTGGTAGTGCAGAAGGTAGCGCAGTCTATTATTATGGCAGTGGTACTGTAAGTAGTGGTGGTGTTGTTAGCATTGGGGCAGCTACTAGCTCTGCTGATTTTGGTTTAAGCTTCGATATAGAGATTGATACATTCCCTGCTGATGCACAAGCAACACAAGGTCAGATTACTGGATTACCAAGAAAGATTGCAAAAGCTGTAGTAGAACTTTCATCAACATATAATGTACAAATCAATTCAAGAGATGTAGTTATAGCTACAACTAGTATTGGTGCTTCTGCTGGACTAGAGAGTTTTACTGGTAAAAAAGAAGTTTATATATTAGGGTATAGCTTAGAACCAAATATAGAGATAAGACAAACAAGACCACTACCTATGAGATTACTTGGAATTACAACGGAGGTATATTACTAATGTTTGGATTACCAATCACAACATTACTTGGAATTGTCAGCGTAGCTGGACAAGGCATTGGTACATTATTATCTTTACGTTCACAAAGACAAGCACTTGCGTACCAACAAATGCAAGCAAGAATGCAAGAGCAACAATTAAGAAATCAAGCTGATGCAATCGAATTGCAAACACTACAAGAGGCCTCACAACGTAGAGATCGGTACACAGCATCGCTAGCAGAAAATAGAGCGCTGATGGCTGGTACTAATATAGATTTGGATAGTCCAAGTTATCGAGCTTTCTTTAAAGCAAATGAAGCAACATATAAAAAAGATATCTTCAATATCAAAAGGATGGGTAGTGAACAACGATATAATATATTAACAAATGTACAGCAAGCAAGACTATCAGGACAAGCAGCGGCTGTTGATTATCGAACAAATGTAATATCAACTACTGGTAAATCATTAATGAATATGTCAAGAACTGGTAGAGAATTTTTAGTAGAGAAAAAATAAAATGGCACTAAAAAGAGAACAAGCACAAACAAGATATGCAACACAGATTGCTGTAAATAGAGGGACTGGTTTTAGCTCATTAGCAAATGCTTACAATAAAAGATCCCAATCTTTCGATCAGCTTACAGATTCTTTTGCAAAAACTGTATTAGATGAAATACAAACACAAGGTAAAAAGATTGGGCAGGAAGCTGCTGAGAACGTACAATTTGTTGATGAGTTAATTACAAGAGAACAGCCAGATGGTACAAAGATATCTTTTACAACAAGAAAACCAGTTACAGAATATATACCTAGAACAAGATCAGAACAAGATACATATGAAAAAGAACTATCACAAAGATATGTTTTGGAACTACGTAAACTTGGTAGACAGCAAGTACGGGAAAAAGCACAATTTGCTAGAGAAAACTATTTATCACATGATGAGTTTGATGCAAGCGTTCAACCAATATTAGAAGCGTTACTAGCAGATGTACCATCGAATGTAAGAAATCTTGCAAGCACTTATATTGAAGAGGACAGACATCAAGCTTGGATTTCTGTCATGGATAACAAAAGACGGTTTGAGGAAGCAGTAGCAGCGAATGCAGATAAACTTGAAATCAATGAACTTATAAGTCAAGTAGCTATTGGATTTAGAACACCAGATGAGGCTAAGCAAGAACTTCAAAATCTTTTTAGTGAAAACCTATATTACAAACTTAATAGTACAGAAATACTAGATAATATAGATTCTTATGGATACTTTAAAAGCAAAACAGATGGTCTATTTGCAAAAGATCCAGCTGATATGACATTAGAAGAGTTAACAAATGCTGCATCAGATTCTCAAAAAATAAATTTAGTGCTAAGAGGAACTGGTGGTACGACAGTTACACTATCTAATGGGCAAACTATTACTGGTAGTGAAGCTATACAAAATATAAATCAAGCAGTAAGACAAAAACTTATTACTGAACATACAGCTAAAAATGCAAGCTATTCCGGATTTCTATCAGATCAAGAAACATTTAACAATATACTTGGTATATATAGCCAGTCTAAAGGCGACACTTCTCTTTCATCAAGCGCAAAATATGCGAGTGAAGATCCTAAGGACCTTATAAAAACCAATACTAATGTACCAGAAGAATACATGGAAGAATTTGTAGAGCTTTACCCATTTGATCCAATAAATGCAGATAATCCAAATAATCGATTATATAATGAAGATGGGACTATAAATAAAAATGCTGTTCTATTAAGTACACAATATGCGATATTTACACTTGATGAAAATGGACAAATGTCAACACCCCTTATGAATGAATTAATAGCTACAGCTGATTCTCGAAGTGAAAATTTAATTGAAAAATTTATGCTAAGCGGTTTGGGTGATGCTATGTTTGAAAAATACGAAATAATAAAAGCACCTAATGGTCGTACTACAGCTGTATTTAATGATATTTCTGGGCATATTGATCTACCAAAAAGAGTACTAAATGCTTTACGTTTTATAAACAACCAAGCAAAAGTTGGAAATAGCCCAGAAGAAATTAGTCAGAAATTATCAAAACGAACAACTGATATGCTAGAAAATCCACAAGACTACACACTATCAGAATTGATAAGACAACAAGGTGGTCCAACTCAAGGTATGGAATTTATGGACCAAGTGTATCTTGCGACAGAAAAGTCGTTGAAAGAGATAGCAAATGCATACTATGATGAAACATCAGAAGGTGATGCAGTAGTAGGCACACGATTTGGGAAAAGCTCATATGCTACTGCTGTTACTTCGATTGCTGTACAAAGATTGCTTGAAGATCACATATATGATTTGATGGTAAGTAATACACCATTAGATTCTAATGCAGCTATCAAAGATGAAGTAAAAAAATATTTAGTTGGTCTTATACGAAATAACTCCAATTTTGGATACAGTCAGTATCATTGGAGCCAAGATGGTTTTGCATTACAAGTTGGTGATGTTGATTTTAATAAAGTATCATCAGTTGGTACACTTGCAATACTGCCATTTGAAAAACAAATGTCTGTTAATGGTGATTACACTTGGGCTATTGACATGGTAAATGGATATATACGTCAATCAGATTTGTATGAAGAAGGATATTTAAAAGACCAAAATGCAAAGTTTGGGGGAAGGATTAGAGTAGATGCATTAGATTATACATCACCAGCAAGATATGCATTAATACACATAGACACTGATGGTTTTATTCAACCATTAACAGTAGGTGGGGAAGATATTATAATTGATGCACGATCTGAGAAAGAAAAATATATACAAAAATTTAGACCAGGGCAAGAAGCACCAGAGTATAATTATGATATCACAAGGCAATTTCAATAATGGTCAATGAATTAAACTTTAGAGCTTCAAACTCTTATAACTTACCATACCAATTTGAAGATAAAAGAATACCAGATCAAGGTTTTAGATCTGATGTACGTGATGAATTTATGTTGTCGTGGATTGGGCAACTTTATCAAAACAACTACATATTAGATAATAAGATATATAAACAAGCACCAGAAGATCCTACCTATGATCCAATGCAAGATATTGAAGGCTTCGAACAGTATGCTGATGCTTTTGTAGATTCACGAAATAAAGAACATACCGCTTTTATAAAACAAAAAATTACATTAAATAACGAAAGAAGAACTAGACTTGAAGCTAGTGATAGAGTCTGGGGTCCAGCACTAACTGCATTGTTAGCTGATCCAATTACATACATTCCAATACCCCTAGCTAAAGGTGTAAGTTTTTTTACAAGAGCAGCTAAAGGTGGGGCATATGGCGCTGGTCTAGTAGGTGCAACTGAGTTGATACGTAGACCGCAAGATCCTACTTCAACAAGCACAGAAACAATGATGATGCTTGGTGGTAGTTTTTTGATGAGTGGTTTATTTGCTGGTGCATTAGGTCGAAGGACAGGTGATCTACAAACTCCACCACTAAGTCCAGGATTGCAAGCTGAAGTAAAGAAAAATAAATTCTTTGATTTGGGTGATAAGATATTAAAAAATATGGATGAACAATTAAATGGTCATATTGATTATGAAGAAGAAGGTATTGGATATATTTGGGATATAAGTACTACAGCCACTAGAAACACAAAGATTGTAGAAGATAATGGTTATGCAAAACTGCAAAAAATAATTAAAGATTCTAAAGATTATGCAGAAGCTGGTCAGAAAAGTAGTGTGAAGTTTGACTTCCCACCTAATGATAGATATGCAAGATATGATGAAGCCACAGATACTATCTATTTGAATAGAGCAAATATTAAACTTGATTATAGTGAAGGTACTGCTTTTACAGAAAACTTTATACCTAAGAATGCATTTGATAACTTAGCAGACTTTGAAAGATTTAATATGGAAAGAGCAGTACAAAAGGCTGTACGTTATACTTATCAAAAATACAAGAAAGAAAACCCAAAAGGAAACCCTAGAGAATATGAAAATACTATAGTCGATCGTACACTTGACGAATTTAAAAAAAGAAAAGTAAGAGGTGGTGATGCACTAAATGAAAGTAATTTTCTTGCTAGAACATTTAGAAAATTTACAAACAATGTTGTTAGAGCTACTGCAAAAATAAATGACAATCAATGGTACTCAACTGTACTACGTGGTTTTGGTGATTCTGGTATTGTACAACGTGGTGCAATAGCAGGTATTGATGTACCAAAGTCAGCTATGATTGAATCAGCTACTCGTATGAAACTAGTTACTACAAATGTAAGGAAAGTAATAGATACACAATATATGAGATCACATGGTATAGAAGTTGATATGCTAACAAATACTTCTGGTATTAATGTTGATCTAGCTAAAAAAAGAATCAAAGAGTTTATGATAAAATCAAATAAAAAAAGACGTGGCTTAGATGAAGATCTTGATTTTAGAGGCCCTGATGCTTTTGAAAATGAAGTTACTTTAGCTTTAGGTAGTCCAAAAATTTTTGCACAATCAGATGAGTTTGTACAAGAAGCTGCAAGGGGTGTACGTAAGATACTTGATGACTTGAATGATATAAATGAACGACTTGGACTATATGAAAGTAGTGATGGCTATGCTAGAAAACTTGATCGATATAGAACACTAGCTATTAAGATACAGAAAGATTTAGCAAAAGTAACAAACACAGAGCAAGGCATAGAGATGCGTGCA